GATTTCATCGACCTAAACCGCACAAACCGCAAGAACCGTGTTCCGACTATGAAGCGGAACATGAAGGCGATTGCGTCTGCGCCGAACGTCAACAAAGCAGTAGCAATCAAAACAAAACGGGCAGGTGCAGCTAAGGGTGGATGGATCGGAGCCGGTCTAGCAATTGGCGCGAAACAACGCAAAGGATCGCGACTGACTATCGGCAAGAACGTAGCTGGATACGCCCACAAATTCAAAAGCGGTGGATCCGCGCAGCTCATCGCCTCTCAATGGAACCCGATTGGGAAGATCACCAATAACATCCCCTACGTCTCAACCGATTACGTTCTCAAAAAATCCGATGCAACCGACGCGATAAACAACGGCGGTCGAATGACCGTGAAATGGTATGAATCGGCAATGGCCGCAAAGCTCAAACGAAAAACAAAATGACAACTGACAAACTACTCGACGCATGGAAACGCTGGATTCAACGCGGAACCACCCTGCCGGTGGCTATGCGCGACACCGAGGACACCAAGGCATACCCCGGTGTTTACATCGAGGGTGACAGCGTATCTCGATTTGAATCAGGAGGTGTGCAAGATGGAAACACCTTCAAGATCGAATGGGAAACCAAGCTCGTCACCACGCCCGGCGATGATGCGCAGCAAGCGACCAGCAAGGCTGCACATGATGCTTTGCGGAACGCTCTCGCTGAATATGTGGAATCGGATCAGGCCGAGGCATGGATGGACGGGCAGATCGGAATCCGTGTTTTTCAGCTACTCGCCAACTCGCCCGAAACGACTGAGGCAGATGGCTATCGAGTGACGACTTGGAAGGCAACCGCGGTCGCCTGCGCAATTTGACTTTCGCCACGGTTGGCGGGAATCTCAATTTATGGCCGCACGCAACTTTTCCCTCAGCCGTTTTGGAACCGTCGATGAATCTTCAGCTACCGGAGTTTTTCTTGGTGAAATCACCTATGATTACCAATCTGACAAGGTTGACATCAAGAACCACATTAGCTCCACGGTAGGTTTTACGCTTTCCGACCCACGCACTGACATCAAACTTTCCGGCGTTGTGACAACCAAGACGGCAGGATTCACACCTGCCATTGCATCGGTTCTGACTCTTGCAAACAGTTCAGCCGATACTCTTGGACTCAATACCAAGGGCATCTTCGGAACCGCAGTCGCAAACGCTGGCGTGGTCGTTTATGCCGCCAGCTTGAAACGCGTCAACAGCGATTTTGAGACAGGCGATTGTTCCGCGATCTTCCACCCAGAAGTTGTGACGAACGCCCCAGTGAGCCTGACTTAACGCTTTCCCCTATGAAATATGACAGCCAACCTTTCCACCCATCGCACGGGTGACATCAACTTTTTCGCCGCGTGCATGAGCATCGGCATAGCGCCGTGTTTTCCTGAGCCTGCCGAAGTAATCCAGTCCGACGATGGGCATGATTACCTCTCTTTCCGGCTTAACTCATTCTCAGAATGTGGACAATATGAGACAAGGGAGATCAACAGGGCATGGACGCACAAGGAGTCTTTCCGCCGCGAGTTTCCGTCTCATCCGTTTGTGATGATCATGGACTTTATTGACCACTCACGAGGAGCGAAATCAAAACCTGATTGGGTCGAGAAAGCCGCGTCTTTTCTCGGCATTGCACGGGACAGCATCCGCAAGGACTTAGATCGAGTTTCAGCATTGGAGCACGAGCTGCCCGAATCACCTCTCACCTACATCTGCTGCTACATCGTCAACCGCTGGGCGGCGATTGACTGGGCGAAAAACGCGATCCCTAAAACCGTAGTGAACGCTGGGCCATCCATCGTGATGCTCGACGGCAAGCTGCCCATGAAAAAACAGCTACAACTCCTTTCCTACTTATGAAATCAGCACCCGCATACGCAACACCGCAGACCGTGGCCGGCCACAAGGTCTATCCCTGCGCCTATGGCCACATTCACTGGCTTACTGAGCGCAAGAACCCATTGATGACCCAGAAGGGCAACGTGGACGATTACAGCCTGGCTGAAATCTGCTTCGCCTTCACAACCGATCCTAAGACCCTCCAGAACGTCAAAGGAGCGCAGGCAAAGGCACGGGTGACTACTTTCCTCATGGAGTCCACAAGCAGGGTTCTGGTGGCACTCTGGACGCACGCAAGCAAGGAAATCGAGAACTACTTCTCATCGATGACCGTGCCAAAAAAAGCCCCGGCGCAGGCACTCAAAAAGCGCAAGCCTGCGACCCGTGCGCGGAAGCGGTAATCATTTACACTCTCGGAAAATCAAACTTAACCAGCGATCAACTCCTTTATGAACTCCCAGCAGCATTCGTCAACCAGCTCATGTCCTGCGCTTGGATCGAGGCTGGGCGCGAGATCGAAGGCATCGAAGCACGCGGCAAGGTTGCCGAGGACATCACAGCCAAGCTCGCGGCAATAGCGAGACGACCGAAACCTAAATTCAACTTCTAAAACATCATGGCCATCTCCACCACATTTACCCTCAAATTCGCAGGAGCTGCCGTCGAGCGCGGACTTGCTCGCGTGCAATCGGCTTTTAAGTCACTGGGTGGCGTGGCCATGAAGGTCGGCAAGAGCCTGCTTTCACCGTTTGCGGCATTGACTGCCCTGCTCGGAACCGGAGCCTTGGCAGCCGGTTTAATGTCTTTCGTAAAAGGATCATCTGCAGCCGCCTCATCTGTCGAATCACTGACAACACAATTCACAACGCTACTAGGCAGCGCCAGTGCAGCCAAAGATCGGATGGAGGAAATCACTAAATTTGCAGCAAGCACTCCGTTTGAAATCGCGGAGCTTGCAGCGACTTCAAAACTGCTTGAAGTTATGGGCGGCAAGCTCATTTCTACAGGTGATGGCTTGCGACTTGTTGGTGATGCAGCAGCAATGGCTGGGCAGCCTATTGAAGAGGTAGGACTACACGTCGGCAGGTTGTTTTCCGCGATCACATCCGGCACAAGCGCGGGCGAATCTGTCAACCGCTTGCAGGAGCTTGGACTAATCACCGGAGCAACCAAGATCAAGTTTGAGGAACTGGCGGCAGCGCAAAAGAAAGGCACGGCAGCAACGCTAACCGGAGAGAAAGCATTGAAGCTACTCCAAGGAGTCATGAGCAAAGCACAAGGCGGAATGGCGGCACTTTCCAACACGACTGAAGGAAAACTTTCAAACATGAAAGACAACCTAACACAACTCAAGGTTGCGTTCGGAACTGGATTCAATGACGGACTAAAAGTAGCTTTGGATGCGGCAAACACCAAGCTGCCTGAACTTTTGGCAAAGTTTGCCGAGTTTGGGACGATGATCGGTAAGACGATTTCAGATGCAGTCAACGGCGATAGTCAACGGTTAATCGTGGTTGGAAGCCTTATCGGTGACCTAATAAAAGAAGGATTCAAGATATCGCTCAGGGGAATTACAGACATCGCAGGGCAATTCTTTCTTGATTTTATTGAATCCCAGAAATACAACCCCCAAGGCGTAGTATCCAGAAAACTCGGATTAGCAGAAAAACACAAGATAGGGTCTCAATACCAAATGGAAGGCTCGCTTCGTGAATCAGCCGCTTCAATAAAAGAAAAATATGCCGAAGCCCTAGCATTTATTCCACAAAAATCTGGCCCTCATCCAAACATGCCTGGGGTTAGCTATGCACCTGAAGGCTACCCAGGGCGAATGGTGGACGAAAAGGGACATCGAATCATGTTCGACATCAAGACAGGCATTGATGCACTAAATCAAAAACTCGCACCTCAACCCTAAGCCATGGCAATCAAACAGTTTCTCAACTCGTCAATCAAGTGGGTGCCTCAACCCGGCTTCTCGGTAGTCTATACCGAGAACGGCGGCATTGAGGCCTCGCAGGACATTCTGATCCGCAATGCTGATATTTCGACCGTAACGGTTTTTAACCGTGGCACGAGATGGGAGATTATTTTTCCCGAAGTTCCCACAATCTATCGCGGCCTGACGATGAAAACTTTTGACCCGACAGATCGGGGCGATGGTTTTTCAATCCTAAAATGCACCTTCACGGGGTATCAGTTTATCGCCCCCGGATCGAGTGGTGTCGGGGATGAAGCTGTGCAAGCAACCAGCACGCTTACTGGGCAGCTTACCGCCGAGCCGCTTTCGAGTCATCCAAAGTGGGAACAGCTTAACAATACTGACAAATCATTTTTAGGACAGCAAATCAATGGAGACATAACCATGAATGCAAATCTCACTTTGTGGGGAACGTATCAAGAAGATGGAATTTCTAGAGTTTTTGTCCCAGTGATTGATAACGATGGGGAAAATTACCCACCAACTGGAGATGCTCTTACGTTTGCTAGAATCATTGCTCAGGGCGACCAGACATGGGACAGGGGAGGATGGACATACAGCTACCACACCGAGTCAGAAACAGGCTTTACCTCTGCGCAGCTCAACTCACTTGGCAAGATCGTGGCCAACCCTCCTGGCAACCCTCAAGACCCCGGTGCTGGCTGGACATGGATGCTCGTATCACCCAGCCAAAGCCAATCGGGATTAGATCGGTTCATCAAGACCCTTGATTTCCGACTCATCCAAGACAACGATAAAAACCAGTTTCTCTACGACTACTGATGAAATTCAGGCTACAAGGCAGCGTGACGATACCGAAGCGGCCATCCACTGTGGGAGGGCTGATAAGCTGGGCGCGTGGCGTCAATCGAACATTGCAGGAGCTGCGCGACAGGAAGATTGTTGGAATAATCGCAAAGGGAGCATCTAGCGTGACACCTTACCCATTTCAAGTAAGTGCTACTCCTGATTTGCTGAAATCGGCTCCAGGTTTGCTTGGCAGCGTCAGTATAGCATCTCAAGAAAAGGAAAACCCCGCAGATGGTAATCACTATCTGCTCGCAAAAGTCATCATCAACTCCACAACTGGAGCAATTACCAGCTCAACCGTCGAGTGGGTTACTACCATTCCAAGCGATACAACCACAAATTACCACCGGACGATTGCTAAGGTTAAGATTTTAGATGGAGCAGTGAGCCTCGACCCGGCTGAAACTGCGCAATATACTTACGGACCGATATCAGTAGTGGTCGGCGGTGGGTTTAATTCAGTCTGGGCAGTCAGGTTATTATGAGTTTACTACCAAGTGTTTACGTTAATAATTTTGCGTCAGTAAAGGCTGCGAAAAAGTCTTTTGTGGATGATTATGTAAACAACCATCCGCACAGATTGTCATCCATCCGACTTTCTGGTTCGTATAACACAGAGTTTGACGGGCGAGAGGTAGCAGGAACAGCACTGACAGCATATAAACTCAATGAAGATGTAGATTATGCCACATTGTCTGCGTGGACAAGAGTGTTTGGCGAATTACCAGTCATTGACACTATCGGGCAGACAGGAGTAGCAGGTGGAGCAGAAGGTCTGAACGAATATGAATTTTATGTTGCCCAAGATCTTTATTATTTTTGGAGATTTTATCTTGTAGTGAGCGATTTTCCCGAGCCAGTTAAAGTTGGAGAACTCATGACAACTTTTTATGAAAGAGACTCAGTAGAATCTGAATGGGTTGAAACAAGTATCGAAACAGAAGATATTTTTGAAAATGGATATCCAGCCGTAATTACAACTTCCCCATTTTTCAATGGACTCGGAGGACATCCAGTTTCTGGTGGAAAAGGTGCCGATAATGATGAAAACTCTGCGTGCTTGTTTTTCATATTCACTGGCTCAGGTTCTCCTTTTTCTTTGGCTTCCGGCATTTACAGACTGCCATGGCAAGATCCTTGGGCTGATGAATCATCTGTATATACAGATGCCATGACTGATTGGATTGCAGAAAACAATGATTTTGATGGTGGCGGCTGGACAGGATCGGCAGCCGTGACGCTGGAATTCTCTTGATCGAGTTTGACTTTCGCCACCGACCGGAAAAACCTCACTCATGACTCTTTCCGGCACAGAAGTTCGTTACGGCATGATTGCGACAGCCGACCCCGGCGCGGTCAATGTTTCTGGTTCTCAAACAATCGGGACAGCCCTTGCATCTCTCATTTACACTAACGCGCCGACCGTAGCCTATTCGATGGCGATGATCATTCAGCCTAGCGGCGTGCTTACCCTGAACACGTCCACCGGCGCAGTCACCGGCACGGCAGCAGGAACCGCCCAGGTCGAGACTGCCACGATTGTAGCAGCTGCTGGTGCAACCACGGCAGGCGACTTGAACGTGACCGTGACATCGGCACTCGTGACCGGCTCGCCATTGCTTATTCCGGTCGCACTACTTTTGACGGACAACACCGCCAGCCTAGTCGCTACTAAGGTCAGGGCAGCCCTGAACGCCACCGCCGCGATTACCGCGCATTACACCGTAGGCGGCTCTGGTGCGACCTACTCGCTGACGACTAGCGCCATCAACCACGCAGCAAACGATTCCACGCTCAACATGGCACACGCCAACGGAACGTGCGTGGGGATTACTACCGCGGCAACCTCGGCTAACACAACCGCAGGAGTCGGCACCACCCGCGCTTACAAATTTAACGGCACGGCATGGAACGCGACCGACAACGAAGGAATCGCACTGCCGACCATGACGAAGCTGCATTCGATGCTACTCCGCTCTGCATCGACCAGCGGCTCGGTGGCGGTCGGTGAAGGAACCAACCTGTTGACTATTTCTGCCCCATTCGTCCACCTGCAAGCATCACAATCCGGTGCGCATCCATTTACAGGCGATTCGGTTACCTTTACGGGCGCAACCGCACCAATCACTTTGATTCTTGACATCCACGCAGGAGAATAAGCCATGGCAGACACGATCTATCTGAAGCGCGGGCAAAACTTGGACATCACAGCCGAGTTCATCGACGAGGACGGCGTGCCGATCACGTTAGATGGCACATACACCGCAACCTCAGCCATGCGGCTCAAAGGCACTTGCGAGCCGATACTTTTGACCTGCACGATTGTAGCTGGAAAAGTCAAAATCGTCCAAGCGACTGATGATTTAATTGCTGGAGTTTACGACATCGACATCATTGTCAGCAACAACGCCGGTCGTGACATCACGGATGTATTTTACCTAAACCTTGGAAAGACGATTACCCCACTATGAGCAACGTGACACAAACAGGGGCAGTTGGGGAAGTGGTCGTCACTCAGACGGGACAAGAGGCTGCTGTCACAGTTGTGACCGCACGCGGAGCAACTGGAGCCACCGGAGCCACGGGAGCCACCGGAGCCACCGGAGCCGCTGGCCCGAACTCGATCACAACTTCGACAACATCGAACCTGACTGGCTTTATCGCTGCGAACGGAACGGCAGTCAGCGGAGCAACGGCAGGTGCTACCGCAGCCACCGCAAACACGCTCGCCCTGCGGGATGCCACAGGCGGATCGAACTTCGCAGCCGTCGGTGCATCATCGGTTACATCGAGCGGGGCGATCAACACGACTGGACTTTTCTCCAATATTTCTACAACTGGAAACTACTCATATATTTCCACAAGCGGAGAAAACGCGAGTATCGTCACAAACGGAATCACTGCCCACATCTCCACAGGCGGAGCCAGTGCCTACATTCAGTCTCGCTCAACCTTTAATCTCTACAACGGCACCAACACCACCACGCTCTCCCACGCCCCGACAGCAAACCGAGCGATTGCGTTCCCCGACAAGTCAGGCACGGTCGCAATGATTGACTCGGAGACGCACACCGGAGCGCACGCGTTCAGCAGCACCACCCGCCCGACATCAGCAGGCACAGGCACGCCAGCGGCAACGAGCTTGATTACGCTTGACGATGCGGATGCACGATACCGGCAGCAATCGTCTCCGATTTTTTATGCAGCCCAACAGGATACAGCGCAAGTTGTCACCAACTCCACGTCATACGTTGACAGTGCTGCCCTAGTCAATATCCCTGCTGGAACTTATTTTGTCAGATCATCATCCATAGTTCTCAATTCATCAACTACTGGACTTTCAAAAACCAGACTAGCATTTTCTGGCACAGGGGCATCAGCAACACGACCATTTACTTTTCGCGCCTTTTCCACTGCAACAGATGCCGCAAGCCTTAGCCCGCAGTTGTTTTCTCAAACAAGCACTCTTCACGCTTGGAATCGTGAAGAAGTTAATTTTGGAACCAATCGCGGCATGATGATTATCCGCGAATTCATTTTTACCTGCACAGGCACTGGAAATCTTTCGGCACAGTTTGCAATGAATGTTGCTAGCGGTGTGTCTGACACAGCGACCATGGTTGCGGGTAGCTTTATTATCGCACAACGTATCAGCTAAATCATGCCCACACCACACACCACCGCCGCTACCATCGCTGAGATCATCTCCAGCGTGCCTAATTTCGTCGTCTCGCAGATGAAACGAGCTTATGAGCTGGCCAACACGCCAGACCAGCAACAGGCCATCCTCGACGCAATGCCCGATTTCGGCGTGACCCCTACGCAAGCGCTCACGCTTTACGCAACGATGCAGACCGCGCTGGCATCCATTGGACTCGCTGGCAACCTGCCTGTTGCTGACCTGACAATCTTCCAGCCGCAGCCGGATGGCAGCGTGCTTTATGTCGCACCGCCTGAGCCTGAGCCTACACCTGACCTCTAACAATGACGATCCCCACAGAATGGATACTAACGGTGCTGATAGCACTTGCCACCGTCATCAGCACGTTGGCTGCAATCATCTACCGACAGCTCGCCGCCGAGATCGCCACCCTGCGAACTATTGTCGCGAAACTTCAGGAGGACGTTGACCGCCTGAGCAAAGGATGCGGCATCGGCGCCTGCCTCTACAAAAATCGCAATCGATGAAAACCACAATACTCGGACTGCTTGCAGCCGTCGCCGCCACGATTCAAACAACCGTTCAAGATGGTCACTCGCTAGACGATTGGAAGACCTGGATCTTGCCGGTATCCCTCGCCGTTCTCGGCTATCTCAGCAACGACCAACCTACAACAAAATCATGAAAATCATACTCGCTCTCGCCACACTTACCCTCGCTTCCTGCGTCAGCACGATCACAACCACGACCTCACCGGACGGAACCGTCACGGTCGTCGAGCAGCGCGGAATTGACCAGGCATCCGTAGTCGCTGCGACTGAGATCAGCCGCACGATCCGCGTCAACCCGACAAAATGACTCGAGCCGAGATCATCGCTTTACAGACGCGCATCGGCACCACGCCGGATGGCATCTGGGGCGATGTATCGACCGCCGCGTGTCAGCGTCACCTGCGGGCGCTCATGCCCACACCTCACCCATGGCCGACCGGCGACGACACCAGCGTCATTGCACGGTTCGGCGAGCCCGGTGACGAGGATCAGCTCGTCGGTGCTAACGTGCGCGGCCTCGGCATACTCTACGATGGTCAGCCGGTGCGCAACATCCGCTGCCATCACCTCGTTGCTGACAGCTTGGTGACGGCGCTTAACGAGATATACGCCAGCCCAGCGCGGTGGATCCTCGGCGAATACGCGGGATGCTACAACTACCGCAAGATGCGCGGCGGATACCGGCACTCTAAGCACGCTTGGGGCATCGCTGTTGACTTCGCGCCTACCACCAACGGCCTGCGCACCCACTGGCCTCGCGCTGCAAGTATGCCTATCGAGGCGATGGAGTCGTTCGCGCGGCAGGGCTGGCTCTCTGCCGGCGCTTTCTGGAGCCGCGACGCGATGCACTTCGAGACAACCCACTAAAACCATGCCTGTTAACCCTCCCACAGAGATAAACATCGGAGGGCGCACCATATCGATCCGTATCGACCCGAAGCTGGAAGCGTGGGGTGAATATCACGGAGACGATGCTGAAATCGTTCTGGCAGCCCGGACGCTTGCCAAGCAATCCAGCCTGCGCGAGACGCTGCGCCATGAAATGCTGCACGCAGCGCTCGACATCTCCGGACTGTCCTACCTTGAGCGATTCGAGGAAGAAGCGGTCGTGCGGTGCATTGAGAACATCTTTCATCCAGCTTGGGAAAAGGTTAGGAAACAACTGACGATTTTGCAATAACCCTCTAAAACTATGGCATGGGAAAAATCAATCTTTCTTGCAGACACCCACGGCGACCTCGTCTGCCCGGATGCGGTGAAGGTAGTCAAACGGTTCATTGCCGATTGGCAACCAAAGCACCGCATCCACCTCGGTGATGTCTGGGACTTCCGCTCGCTTCGCAAAGGCGCCTCCCCCGAGGAGCGCATGGAGGGCATCTCCTACGATTACAGCTGCGGCATGGAGCTACTCGACTGGTATCGCCCAAACTTCCTGACCATGGGCAACCACGACCATCGGCTGTGGCGTGCCGCTACTGAATCGAGCAACGGCATCCTCGCCGACTTGTGCGCTCTCAAAGCGCAGGAGACTGAGGACGAGCTGCGGAAGATGAAAATCAAGTGGGTGCCGTGGAAAGTGACCGAGAGGCTCAAGATCGGCAAGCTGACGCTCATTCACGGCTTCCTTAGTTCGATGCACCCGGCCAAGGCACACCATGAACGATTCGGGAGTGTAATTTTCGGCCACGTCCATTCGCCTAGCGATTACGAGGCCAGGCATATTGACAACGGCAGCGCACACGCCGTCGGCACGCTTGCGCAGATTGACAAAATGACTTACGCTGACGCTCACCCAGCCAAGCTCGGCTGGCGGCAAGGCTTCGCTTACGGGATGCACAACACGAAAACAGGAGACTTCAAAATATGGCAGGTAACAAAAAACGGATTGGACTGGATCAGCCCGATGGGCACACTTTAGGCAAGATTGACGACGTGCTGGCGTGGCTTGTCGAGGCCGAACAGGACAACTACGTCAAGCCGGATGAGTTCACCGTGGACATGGCCGCGAAAAAAATGGTCGCGGCTGGCCTACAAGTCAGTGACGCTGCACTTCGCTGCAAGTTAAGCAGGATGGCTAAAAGCGGGCAGCTGACCAGTCGGATGATCCGGCTGAATGGCAAGATCACTAGCGTTTACAAGCGGGTCACAGGGTAGTTGCGTGATTTTTTTTTGTCCGTTTTGCCCTAGTGGAATAAAGGATTTCTAGGAATGCGTAAAAATAAATGAAGAATTATCTTTTCATCTCGTTCGGCATTGCCTAGTTTGTCCCTGTTGCCAAGAGCAATGCCAACAACAATACCAACACCAATAACAACAATGACAACGACCAATGCAGCAAAGAAACTCACAAAGGCAGGTTTTACCCTTAAGGAAACCCGCCCCGGATCATACCACGCATACAGCCCATCGACTGCATATGTGATTGAGTATTTCCGCAATGGAAGCAGCGACAGCATCACTTGCATCTGCGTCCGCCGTTTTGACGACAAGCACGACAGCCAGTCAGATTATTGTGCAGGGGTTTGGGCAGACACAATCACCCGGGCAATCAAACTCACTGCCTAACTACTCACCCCGCCGAGGTTCGATCCCTCGGCAATCCCAACCAACCAACCAAACAAAAACAAACCAAACAACATGGAAACTACAGCACTAAAAATCGAATTGCAACAAACCGACACACGCAGGGTGTATGTTGCTTATTTCAACCGTGAACTCATTGGAGAGTTTCGCGGTTATGGCAAAACGGAGGATGAGCGCATTGACAGCGCGAGAGAGCAAGCTGTCATGGCCGCCCGCAAAGGACTGGTGTTCAAGCGGTAAAACACCGCCGAGGTTCGATCCCTCGGTCATCCCTACCCTACCCATGAAACTAACTGACCCTCCGCTCTGGATCTCATTGCCGCTCTGCTGCATAATAGGTGCGTGCATCGTGCCTGCGCTCGTAATCCTCAAACACATCATCAACCCATGATCACCACTGTTTACATAACTCGCGAGGTCGAGATCACCGTCGAGGCTCGCTTCATCCCCGCAGTAGATGCCACATACATGCAGCCGGAGGAACACGCTAACGTCGAAATCATTGGGGCACACGTTAACGGCGATGGAATCGAGTTAACCGAAGCCGAGATCGACGAAGTGCGCGAGATGGTGCTGCAAGACCCGCCGCACCGCGATTACTAACTCTCACCAAAAACAACAAAATGAACACCGACAATAAACCGAAAACAGACAACATCAGCGACGAAACCAGCGCAAAGCTGCTGCGGCTTCACATCGAGGATGCCAGCCGCCCTACTCGTCAATCGACCGGCACAGATACTGACTACCAGCGAGAAGATAATGGCACAGTGCGCAGTTTGCTCCTTGCTCTGCTGATCTTCGCCGCAACCGCAGTCATCATCTGGCTGACTAAATAATCTCCCCCATAACAACAAAACAACAAAACAACGACAATGAAACTAAGCGAAAAACGTAATTCAAACTTCACCCCGCACCCTGAAACCGACGGCCCGATCAAGGCGGTGTTGGTCGATGTTACGGAGTTGAAAAAAAGGATGACCCAGTATGGAGAAAAAGACGAGTTTCGTCTCGTCTTTGAAACCGAGGTCGAAGACACCGAGAACGACCGCCGATTTTGCATCTGGAGCCGTGGCTACACGCCATCGCTCAACGAGAAGGCAGCCCTACGGAAAGACCTCAAAAAAATGATGGGACGCGAGCTCACCCAGCTGGAGCTTGACGAGTTCGATCTCGAGGGACTCATAGGGCATGGGGTCAAACTCATTATCCAGCATGAGCACAAGGATGATAAGACCTACGCGAACATCTCGTTCATCGCCCCCGACAAGGACAAGGCACTCAAGCCATCCGGCAAATACAAGCGCATCCGCGACCGCGACACCGACGCACCTACCGAGCAGACTGAGACCAAGGCCGAAGCCTCCGGCTGGGAGTCGGTAGTTGTCCACATCGGCAAATACAAGGGCAACAAGCTCGGATCAGTCGATGAGGCAGGCGCGGCAAAACTCATCGAAGGATGGCTGCCAAAAGCCAAAGCCGATGGCAAGGCAGAGGACGCGGCACTTGTGGCTGCGCTGACCGAACTGGCTGACATCCTCAACGGCGAAGACTACTGATTTCTGGGACAAGTGCTTGCATGGCACGCCTCCTACTGCGAAAGCGGTAGGAGGTTTTCTGGGCGAAACTACTAACCGCCATGCCAACCATCGCCGAAATCATCGCCGCCAAGAAAGCCACAGCCGCTGCACAGCCACCGGCAGCCGCACCACCCGCTGCCCAGCACGACCTAGAGCTGGAGGCCGCCATCGACCGCATCGACCCGCCAGCCGCGGGAAAGCGCCGGGCGGGGCTGGTGCTGAGCGCCAAAACCCCGCTGCAACCAGCAGAGGTGGCACAGAAGGCGCACCACAAGGAGCTGCGCAGCCTTTCACAGCTGGAGGGGGAGGCAATCCCACTAACCCCGTGCAACGCCTCCAAGGAGGTCGAGACGTGGCACGAAGCGACGAACGCATTCGAATCGCAGCTCTGCGTGATGCGCGATCCGCAGGATTCGGACGTGGTCTGGCTGGCGATCCGTGCAGACCGCGAAGGACTGCCGCCGATCCTCATCCATCGCCTCCCCTGGACGCTTTGGGACTACCCCGGCAAGGTGACGGCCAACCAGCCGTTCTGAGCATCCGGCAGGCGCTCATCGAGAAGGCCGCCAAAGCCCGCGAGCGCGTCACCCCGCCAAACCACTGCTCGACCTGCCATAAATATTATTGCCGCCTCCTGCTGACCGGCTGCTGCATCTGCACCGGCCACATCAGCCAAGACGCACCTAGACCATTCTCCAAATAAACAAAATGAAAATACGACTAGAAACAACTAATTCAGACCCGGAATACAGCCACGCCGTCGAGATCACGGTGGACAATGACCACCTAATTATCCATCAGGTATGGGAGGAGCTTATTGTACCTGCCCTGCTTGGGTATGGATTTTGCCAGGAATCAATCGACCAAATAAACCAACCATGAACACCGAACTAATGCCGCTCATACTCGCAGGTGATGGCTACCAATTAACGATCTCCGACGAGGCGATTCAACGCAAAGCCGAGATGCTCTCGGCGTCATCCACGATCCAGATCGTCGGCGACAATGACGAATCTGCGGTGGCACAGCGACACACCCGCCAGCTCGCTGCCATGCGCATCGAGGTCGAGAAGAGCCGGAAACTGGTCAAAGAGCCTGTCAATCGCATCGGAAAAATGATCGACCAGGCCGCCTCTGAGTTCCTCGTCGAGATCGCCGCCGAGGAAGGCCGCATTAAGCAGCTTGTCGGCAAGCACGCCGAGGAGGTGCTACGGATCAAGGCAGAGAAGGAAGCCGCCGAGCGTGCCGCGTTTGAGGCAGCCCGTGCTGCCCGCGAGGCCGCTGAGGAGGGCGGGATCGCTGCCGTCATCGCTGCCAAGAAGGCCGCTGCCGAGAAGCTGGAGGCATCCGCCGAGGTCGCCACCACTAAGATCGCCGAGGGCGTGCGGTTCGCGTGGGACTTCGAGGTGGTGGACTTGCACATGCTCGCTGAAAGAGAGCCAATGCTGGTCAAGATTGAACCACGTCGAGCTGAGATACTTGCAGAACTCAAGGACATGGAGGAGCACGGCTACAACGTCGAGTCACTTGCCGCAACCTTCGGCATCCGCGCATTCAAAAAACCAATCGTTTCCAGCCGATGAACACACCCCATTACACATGGGCCGAAAGCCCGATCCACGAACAAATCAGAACCATGAACACTGACACACCTGAGACGGATGCAGCTCTTTCAACTGCCGAATGCGAAAGTGAGGACGCGGCACATGTGGCTGCGCTGACCGCCGTCACCGAGCAGCTGGACAGCTACAAAGAGCGTTACACTAAACTGGCTGGCAAATATGCAGTTGAGATACATGAACTCACCGAGCAGCGGGACAGGGCGCTAGAAGATCGTAATAAATACATGAATCTGTATTACGATGAAATTCATAGTATTGATCGTCAAGGTATCCGACCGCCCGTCATGAAAACTCACGAATTACAACAAAAGCCTTCGGGCGGTTCGGATAACCGCCTTGTTCGGCTTTCCGATTCCGTCCGCGCTCTGGACGGCGATCTAGGTAAGCGTGTCCGCGCTCTGGAAATCCAGCTTGAGGCGGCGAAAAACCGCCACTGCTTTTGTCCCGACTGCCGAGACAAGGTGCGCGATGAAGAATGCCTTCGCTGTCAAGTCCAGCGACTCACGCGACGACTCCGTAAATATGAGCCGAACGATTTAGCGCAGACACCGACGACGGGATCGAGCGCCGATACTCACATCAACCATCAATCAACCTGAAAACATTGAACTCGGAGCGGTCGTCGGTTGATCTGCCGCGCCTTGTTCGCCTCTTAAAATTATGGACGCACCACAAATGGACCCAGAAAGAACGAAGCAAGTAAAAGAATGGCTGAATGAGCTGCATGGAGCAGTCCAACAGTCATCCGAAACCTGCCGCCAACTCCGCGACAGGCTCTCGCCTGTTCTCAGGATGGAACCTGCCGAAACATGCGGTAAAGGAGTATGCCCGCAAGCCGACTTAGTGGAAGTTGCGGCGGCTATTCGAGAAGCCGTTGTAATGATTCAAGGAACGACGGAAAACCACCGCGAAATGATCCGTCTTCTCGAAGTTTGAAACATCGCCGGAGAGGTTCAATCCCTCTCTGGCTAACGCCACAGCGCAGACACCGCCGGACTCCGGCACGTAAAATCTATGAACCAAGAACCAAACCCCGAGGCGGCGGAAACCGTCCAAACTACGAACGTTCCGGCGGTTGCTCCATCCCGCTCGCTGCCGAAATTCACATACGTAAACTGGCACAAGGCCGCGCCGAACTCCTCTCCGAACTGCTGGAAGCGATGGTTTAGCATCAGGCGGTATTGGGGCGGGAAGCTGATCTACGTGGAAGTCCGGCACCACTCGTTCCAATTCGACTTCAGGCGGAACTGGCTCGCGGACTTTCTTGGCGAGAACAAGTCCTCCAATCCCTAACCTCGAACGAACTATGAACAACACACCAACACCGAGAAAAGGAGGGCGAATGAAACGCAACTGGATAGCTTCTGGCTGGTTGCAGCTCCACGCCTTGTTCTGCTCTTTTAATTTTTGGGAAAAGATGGCGATCATATATGTGTTATTGATACCCCTCGCATCTCCGAAAAAGTGGTCGCTGATAACGGGTAAATTCCTGAGCCTATGGAAAGAATGTCCATTGGTATTCGGACTCCAGATGGCGGCATTGGTGATTCTGTCTCATGGACTACTAGCCAGTTATCGGGGACTTCGCGCGGATCGTTCAAATGGCGATACACAATCGGACAACGCCGCTCCGCTACCTCCCAAAACTCTCTAATCACATGGAAACTTCGACACAAAACGCCCCGCCCGTTGACCTCGACCGACTTGTTCGACGTGGGCAGTTTTGCCCGAAGCAGCAGGAAATAAACCGACTACGCCGTGTGCTGCATGACATCGCAGACAGCCGCCCCGATCAACACATGGACATTGAGAAGACCCCAGAACTAACGGAGTGGATTTGCGAGACATGCCGCAAGGCCAGCGTGGGGGCATATCCTTATTCGTCGAACGCCGATGTGGAGTCACCGATGAGAAAGGAACGCCAATGAATACACCTTGTAGAACCGAAGATGATTGTCCGACACCAACATGGTGCCGAGGCAAGGACAGATGCCCGAAACGGGACGCCAAAGAACCGCGCAAGATCGGTTGGCTGGCACGCCTTGTTCTCGGAAGCTGGCATTCAGTGTGGGCGTGTTACCACCTCGAAAGAGTAGGCGACCCCGCGACCTTCACTTGCTCCGATGGATCATGCCACCACGACAACCGCTACAAACACCACCGCCGCACCCTCAACAAGTTATCCGAGAACGCCTCTGTGGAGGCACGCCAATAACGACTATGAGAGAATCCACCATCGAACAGGCAGTCTGCGCTTATGCAAAAAGGAGAGGCTGCCTTACACTAAAACTATCTGGGCAAAACCAGAAAGGCCAGCCCGACCGGATGTTCCTCTACCATGGCCGCGTGCTGTTCGTCGAGTTCAAGGCACCCGGCAAGCGGCCTACCGCGCTGCAAGCTCGATGGCTCGACCGCCTGACCGAGCACACGTTCCATGCAACATCCTGCAACGAGATCGAGGCGGGCAAGCGACTGATCGACCTTATTACCATGACCTACCAATGACCGAAACCTTCGAGCCTTTCAACTATCAAATCCCGATGGTCGAGCATCTACTCGCCAACGACCGCGCTGCCCTGTTCGTGTCGCCCGGCAAGGGCAAGACCGTGGTGACGCTGACAGCTCTGGACGTGCTCGCCACCTGCGGGCAGCTACGCGGTGCTCTAATCGTCGCCCCGCTCCGCGTCTGCTCAATCACATGGCCGGCGCAGGTTGCACGGTGGGCGCATACCTCATGGATGCGCGTGGCGAACCTACGAACCGCCGAAGGGCTGCAAGCATGGCTCGACGGCACTGCCGACATCTACCTGATCAACTCCGAGCTGCTGCCCAACCGTCTGCCGCTGATGTTCCCCAAGAAAAAGACGTTCGTCTGCCCTGTCGACACGCTGGTGATTGACGAGCTGTCCCTCGCCAAGAACCCTCAGAGCAAACGCTTCAAAGCCCTACACAAGCACTTGGGCGGCATCACCCGCCGCTGGGGGCTGACCGGCACGCCGATCCCGAACAACTACCTCGATTTGTGGATGCAGGTGCGCATGTTGGACGATGGCAAACGGCTGGGCGTCAAATACTCAGGCTTCAAAGACGATTGGTTTTATGCTGCGGACTACATGGGCTACACCTACAAGCTCGTCACCGGCGCGAAAGAGCAGATCGACCGCCGCCTGGCTGACCTCGCGCTGGTCATGGTCGGCGATCCGTCCGACCTGCCTGCCTCATCAATCATCGACATCCCGGCGATCATGCCGCCCGCCGCCCGCCGCCAATACAAGACGCTGGAGAAGGAGATGCTTGCCGAGATCGCTGATGGCGAGATCACAGCACCCAGCGCCGGCGTGCTGGTCAACAAGCTGCTCCAGATTACTTCCGGCGCGGTCTATGATGAAGACCGCAACGTCCTGCCTGTCCACGATGCCAAGCTCGACGCGCTGCGCGGCTTGCTCGACAAGCACAAGGGCGAGCCGGTGCTGATCCTGACCGCGTTTAAACACGAATCCGCACGCATCATCGCCGCGATACCTGAGGCACGCATGTTCGACGAGATGCTTTTAGGTGAGTGGCAGGACGGTCGCATCCCAATCTGGGTCGCGGATCCGCGGTCACTCTCGCACGGCATCGACGGCCTTCAGAAATCCTGCCGGATCGCTATCTGGTGCTCGCTGACGTATAGCCACGAAACCTACGTCCAGACCAACGCCCGCCTGATCCGCACTGGACAGACCGCCGAAACGATCATTTACCGCATCATCGCCCCTGGCACAATCGACGATGCGGTCGCCGAGGCTCTCCGCGACAAATCAGACACCCAGACCGGTATGTTACATGCCGTCCGCGCTCTCCAGCGCATGACCCTCTCCAAAATAACAATATGACGAAAAAAGAACTGAACCACATGCCCAAAGCCCTCCGCATCCTCGCAGAGCAGATCCAAGCTCCTGACCACGTCCCAGCGATGTGCCTGCGGGATGCCGCCTGCATGATCGAGTCACTAGAGCTTGCCATCCGCACGACGATTGACGAGAACCTGCACCTCGCCGATGGCGACATCTGCACGCTCAAACGCTTGAAAGACGCGATTGGCTACGATAACTGACCCTCTCCAGAATATGAAAACTAAGACCATGCAACACCCCGAAATCGACTTCTACTTATCCGCCACGGCCTCGACCGCCACGGCGACAACTACCCTCTCCGACCTCATCGACGCGATCAGATCCGACGAATTCGCCACCAAGATCGCCCGGCTGCGCTCGACGCTCGCCGCTGGTGATGATGACGGCTACGCAGTCGCGAAGAAAGACCTCCAAGCGGTCAGCATCTCCGGCACTGCCGAGGGCAAGCGTGCCAAGGCCATCGAGGAGGGCAGGTTCAGCCACAGCGGGCTGCTCCAGCTCGACTTCGATGCTGCCGACAACGTGGGCTGGACGGTAGAAGAGATCGTCGAGATCCTCCAGGCTGAGCCGCGCATCGTCGCAGCCTTCGTCTCGCCCAGCGGTCACGGCGTGAAGGGCATCGCCCGCATACCCGTCTGCAAGACCAAGGACGAGCATGTGGCAGCCTTCGCCGCCGCCCGCAATCACTTCCGCGCCCACAACCTGACCATAGACGAAGCCTGCAAGGATCCAGTCCGCCTCATGTTCGTTTCCCACGATCCCGGCGCGTGGCTCGACCTTGACCGCACCGCGGTATTCGAGCCGGTCATTGGCACGCCTGAGCTGCCCAAGGCCGAGAAGCCCAAGAAGTCCACAATCAAACTCAAGGCACCGCGCACGGCCTTCCCCGAGCCGCCTCGCTCAGGCATCCACGCGTGGCTCATGCAGGCGACCTGGCACTGCCGGTTCGCCGGTATGTCAGAATCCGACGCCGCCGCGAAGCTGCAAGGCTACGAGGGCAGCCTGCGCCGGCAATACCAGCCAAACGAAGTCAGGGACGCAATCCGCACGGTCTATGACTCACCCATGACGGAGCCAACCGCCGACTGGCGCGAGGCTGCCGACATGGTCGCAGCAAAGGCCGCCAGCGGATCCACGATGCAGTCATTCGACCCCGCCGACATCTTCTACGATGGACCGGCGAACAAATATCTAGTCCGCGTCGGCTCTGCCTACATGACCTACAGCAAGCTCAGCCCGATCATTACCGGAGTCACCCGACACCTCGCAGACGACTTCGATGAGCCTAAAGAACTCGCCCGCGCAGTCCGGGAGGCCGTCAAAAGCCGCGAGCTGGATGGCGGCGTGCAATGGCACGGCGGCATCGCCGGACACGCTCAGGGGCTGGCAATGGACACCAACGACCTGCCGATCCTCATCACCTCCGAAGCCAAGACCCCGCACCCAGCTTCAGGTGATGCACCTACCATCTCCGAGATCGTCGGCGGTGCCTTCGCGGATCCAACCGCAATCATGGTCTTCATGAGCTGGCTGGCCGGTCGCTACAAAGCCGTGCGATCCCACGTCCACATCCCATCGCCGATGATGGTGCTGGCAGGCGAGATCAACAGTGGCAAGAGCCTGATCGCTTGGATCGTGGCGCAGACACTAGGGGGGCGCACGGCCAACCCCTACGCATCATGGAGCGGCGGGATGCTCTGGAACGACGACCTAGTCGGATCTGAGCTGCTGCTCGTTGATGACTGCGTCGGCTCAACCGACATCCGCAGCCGGCGGAACTTCGGCGCCTCATTCAAAGAGGCAATCTATCCGCACGTCATCCAGCTCCGCAAACGCAACTCATCCAGCATCGCCGTTCGCCCGGTCTGGGCGTGCATTGTCTGTTGTAATGACACGCCGGAGAGCCTTCAGATCATCCCGCCCCTCGACAACGATCTCGCCGACAAGGTGGCTCTCCTGCACGTCATCGGCGTGAAGCTGCCGGTCGATACCTCTACGCCGGAGGGCAAGCTGGAGCTGCAAGCCATCATCCGCTCCGAGCTACCTGCCTTCGCCCAGCAGCTTATGGACTGGGTGACGCCGCCTGAGCTGCACGACAGCCGCTCTGGGGTCAAGGCGTGGCGCGACCCGCTGCTTACCGATGCAGTTGACGCACACAGCCCGGCACGCCGTCTGGAGGAGCTACTAGAGGCCGCTCTCACCCACATGGGACTCTGGGGCGACCTGCCGCGCGATCTGACCGCCGCCGACATCGAGGGCAGGCTCAAGGATGTCCACAGCCCAGTATTCGACCAAGCCAAGCAGCTCTGCACATGGCATGGCGCCATGGGCTCAGCCCTCGCGAAACTGGCACGATCCGGCAGCGAGTTCGTCACACTCTCACCGAACACGGTGGCAGGCAAACAGCCGCGCTACTGGGTCACTCCGCCAACTTTCAATCGGTCGTTTGAATGAGCGGTGTATTTACAAAAGCAGTTTTTAGCGTATTATGTAGGGTTATGTTTTCCACTCTACAGTTTAAAAAAAACAGTACATATAAGTAAAAAGAGAAAGAGCAAAAACTGACAGCGTAATAAAAAACCGAAAACCTCAGAACATGACCCCCCACAATCCGCCAGTCCTCTCTCCCTCGATTCACCCCGAAATTAGGCATTGAAATCCCCAACCAACCCGATACCATACCCACATGACCTCCACAAAAAGTCAGACCAGCTTCCGCTCCCGCGTCGAGCATTACTCCGCACGCCACATCACCAACGCTATCGGCTGCTCTCTGCCGACCGCCTACGACTGGCGATCAGGCCGACGAGCGCCTCCAGCGTGGATGCAAGACCAGATTATCGCCGACCTCGCCAACTACCACCCACAGGTCAAGCATCCATGAGCCCCCCCCCCCTCTAAGGAGTCTTCTAAACGACCGTTTGACTGTACGCGGTGCCGACTCCGGGGAAAACCCACAAAAACTGAATTGAAACAAAGTAACGAGCGTGAAAGGCTACGAATCAACCCCCACCGTCAAGGACGCGCACAGCCCAGCCGGGCAACCGTTCCATGCTCCGAAGTCGTTTGCCGACATGCCGGACTGCCCGTTCTGCCGATACGGAACGCCGGTGGAGTGCAAGGACTACTGGCTGTGCATCGACTGCGGAGCTAAGATGAGCAAGGCTCAGATCATCCAGAAACCATGAGCGCAAAGAAAGCACCAGTAAAGAAGGCAGGAAAAGACACCGAGACAGTGACAACATCTCGATTGGCTGAAATCTTTGAAATCAATCGCAAGACGATTGCTCAGTGGCGCAAAGAGGGGAAGAGCGTGCCAGACAAGGTAGGCGGCAAAGAGCCGCTGGCAGAGTGGCGCCGATGGTTTGAGGCAAACCCTGACGCTGGGCATTTCGATGGGAAGCCGAGCAAGAGTCGGGAGGAGCTACTGGCGGTAAAGGTAGCGGTCGAGATCGACCTGCTGGAGATCAAGCGGGACAGGGAACGCGGCAAGCTGCTGCCACGGGCCGAGGTCGATGAGCTGCTGATCAGAATCGCCATGGCCATGCAGTCGTATCTTCGCCGGTATGAACGCGAGATCCCAGCCTTGTGCCTGGGACTAACACTTTCGCAATCGACGCCGCTTGTCAAAGCCCGCACCCGCGAGCTGCAAGACGTGCTTGCCAATACTTCCTCCGATTTCTGGAACGAACACCCTGAGAAAGACTAAGCATGATCGATACTTTCGCCCGCGCCATGAAAGCACCGTCCGACCTTCACCCGGCGGACTGGTGCGCGGAGCATGTCTATGTCGAGAACTCGGAACGCTCCGACAAATTTGACCCGTCACAAACTCGCTGGTGGAGAAAACCGATGGGCCATTATGCCGACTATGAGACGCGGCAGATGGTCTGCTTAATGCCGACCGGCACGGGCAAGAGCACGTTCTTTGAGGCGATCAACTGCTGGATCGTGTCGGAGTCGCCCGGCTCGGTGCTTTACGCATCCATCACTGACCCGAACGCCGAGCTATGGGGAGAGACGCGATTTCTGAAAGCTGCCAAGAAGTGCAAGCCGCTTGATCACCTTTGGCCGCGCAACGCTCGCAACTCGGTTCGCCGGGATGCGATTATCTGGCCGCACATGTTCATGGTTCTCGGTGGAGCCAACCGTAGCAACTTTCAAGAAGTATCGATCACGCATGGACACGGCGATGAGGCATGGGAGTGGAAGCATGGCATGGTCCGCGAATGGAATGCTCGGAGCCACAACCGAGAAAACCGCAAGTTCGTGCTGGTATCTCAAGGCGGCGAGATTGCCAATGAGGATGGACATGGCGTGACAAGCGAGCTGCACGCCGAGCATGACAAATGCCGCAAATGGGAGTTCGCCTGGCAATGCCCGGAATGCAACCACGCCCAGCCGTTTGCCTTTGAATCGTTGAAATATCCAGAAACAGGAACGAATCAGGATCGAGCCGATGCTGTCGTCATGGTCTGTGCTGGGTGCCAACATGAATTTCCGGATGACATCGCCACGCGCCGAAAACTGCATGATTCCTGTCAGGAAAATGACGGCTATCTTCTGACAAGCGACACCGGACAGCGTGGCTATGAAGGATTTCACGCCGACAGGACGGCAGTGTGGTGGCAACCGTGGGGCGATGACGTGCTGCGGAAGTTGTCTGCCGACCAGCAAGCGAAGGCCGGTGATTACACCGCGCTCAAACAATGGACGCAGAAAGACCGTGCGCGAGGTTGGACGGACAACCTCCAAGCATCTGAAATCATCCTGAAGCCAAGCGGCTACACTCGGACCGACTACACCGAAGGGCAGAAGATCGACGGAGAGGTCTTACGGTTCTGCACGATTGACGCAGGCGGCGACCACTTTTGGCTTCGCATCCGGGCATGGTGCCAGGGTGGAGAATCGAAAGGTTTATTTTTCGGCTACATCAACAGCGATGCAGAGTGTGAAGAGATCCGCGCTCGCTACAACGTCGAGCCGAAGCATACCTTCCTCGATGTTGGCTTCGATCAAGAGCGCATGGCCGGCATCATCGTCAAATATGGATGGCAAGGCATGAAAGGCGACGGCAACCGGAAGAGCGGCTGGGACTGGCCGGTTAAGGGTGACGATACGAAAAAGGAAGTCAGACTTTACTCAAAACGCTGGGTGGCACTTTCCAAGGAGAAGAAACCGGCGACTTGCTGGCACATCGCCACCGAGCCGATGCAATACATCCTGCAAAGGCTGATGTCTGGCGATGGCGCCGCGTGGATGGTCGAGGATGATGCTCCGCCCAGCTACGCAAAGCAGCTGAACGGCGAACGTCTGGAGACGGCAAAGGATGCGAAAGGGCGGGAGATTAAGAAATGGGTCAGGCATGGAGCAAACCACGGTCGTGACACCGAGGTTTATCAGGTTGCAGCTGCTCTCATGTTCAGAATCTTTACACCACCCAAATCCGATGAGTAAAAAACGCGGTGCATATCGAAGCAGGAAGGTTGAAACGAAGAAGCGCGACGATCAGCGACGAAGGGAAAGCGGCATCTACTATGAAGATGAGACGAAAAAATGGGTCAGTTTGAAGGGGCGAGAATTTAAAGCGGTTCCGCCCAATCGCCGGCTTTACATAAAGACCGAGGACATCGATCCAGAAACTGAGGCAGAGCTTGGAATGGCTATTGAAGGAAAATCTGACAAATTTGACAAATACGCAGCGGCAAGAATGATTGTCGCTCAGGCGATGTCAAAAGGACTGATCAAAGAAGGTAACATCTAACCCGTTTGACTTTCGCCAACATGCGGAAAATCCTTCTCCATGTCACCGTTTCGTCAAGCTCAAGGCATTTTCCGCGCTATTCGTGGAAATTCAACGCTGATTGAAGCACAAAAAGCCGCATATCAGGCTGCCGCAGTTGCTCTGACATCGACGACCGGCGGGATTCAAGTGGAAAGCGCAACCGTCAACGGACAATCCTTTTCCGGTAAAGCAACCTCAACGCCAGCCGAGCGTTTTGAGGTTTTGCAAATCCTCATGGGCATGATCGAACGTGATTCTGCCGGAAACCGAACCACCCGCGCCCGATTCTTATGATACTCGACCAATTCGGAAATGCTGCAACGTCCTATGCGAGCCGCAGGCCATCACGCCACGCTAATTTAGGCGGCGGCGAGAGGCCAAGCGAGTCGCGCAACCTTCGTGACCTGCAAAAGATCGTCACAAAATACGACAGGCAGACGCTGCAATCAGCAAGCCGGACGTTGTATCTTAACTCACCGCTGATGGTTGGGGCATCCAACCAAATCGGGATTTACGCCGTTGGCAACGCATGGCTTCCAACCTACAAGGGCAAGGACAAGGAGTTCGGTGACGCAGCGAAAATGTGGCTAAAAGACGAATGGTATCCGATCTGCAACATCATTGGAGACATCGCCGATTTCACCTCAGACATGTTTATTGATTCCGTTTCGATGGATCGTGACGGCGAGGTTTTTGAGTATTTCACATCGTCACCAAGCGGTTATCCACAGATCCAACAAATCCCCTCACACCGCATAGACAGCGGCGGACTGCCTGACGGCATCCAGCTAACAGGCAAATACAAGGGATTTGATCTGTATGACGGAATCGTCTATTTTCCAAACACATCAATTCCAGTTGCCTACTCATTGTGCGACATCGACGGAAAACACAAACAGTTCATCGAGAAGAAATTCATCCTTCATGTTTTTGATCGCTACTGGCCGGAACAACGCCGAGGACTTCCGCTTTTCTGGCACTCGCTGAACAACCTTCGCGACATCATGCAGAGCGAGGAATGGGAACGCATGAACCTGCTTTCCATGTCCTCACTCAATTACACCGTTGAAAACGAATCTGGTGGGCCAGACATGGAAGAGCCCGGTTATGAACCGGCAACCAACTGCGGTGAGCTTGCTGTTCAATTCTTACAAGGCGGTCGCATCATGTATGCCAAGGCGGGATCTGGTGAGAAGATCACGCAACATCAAAACTTCCGCCCTGGCAACCCTTGGCATGAGTTTTACGACATGCAGGCGCGTCAATGTCTGGTCGGTGCTTGCTTACCGGCAACCCTCTGGAAGCCATCCGGCCAAGGAACAGCGCAGCGCGAGGACATCGGCAAGGCGTGCCGGTTCGTCGAGGATCGCCAATCGACGCTGGAGAAAATCGGCAAGTGGAGAGTCACCAAGGCAATCGCTTGGGCGATGGAAAACGGACGCGTGCCGATGTCTGACCAATGGTATAACTGGGGATTTACCAAGCCACCGAAACTCACGATTGACGATGGCCGCAGCCTCAAGGAAAAGATGGCACTTTACAAAGACGGACTGGTCAACGCCACCTCGATCATGGGAGAACTTTCCACAGACTTTGACGAATCCATCGACGAGCGCACTGAGGAAGCTGCCAAGCTCCTCGTCAAGATCGCGGAGAAAAACGCCAAGTATGGCGTCGAGATTGACCCACGCAGCGTGCGACTCGTCACATCGAACGAGCAACCGCAACCAGACACATCACCCAATGGCGATTGATCTTAAACCAACTGAGGCTATGGCTGCCGAGGCAAAGCTCGGTCTGGAGTGGCGTGCAGAATTTAATCGCGGCGGCACTGAGGTCGGCGTAGCACGCGCCAGGGACATCAGCAACCGGAAGAACCTATCGCCTGACACCATCGGGCGCATGATCAGCTACTTTGCACGGCACGAGATCGACAAACAAGGTCAGGGATTCTCACCCGGCGAGGACGGTTATCCGTCTGCCGGTCGGATCGCGTGGGCATTGTGGGGCGGCGATCCCGGCGTATCTTGGGCAAAATCAAAATACAGACAAATCACTAAAGAACCAGACAGCATGAACACTATCATTCAAATCGAAAACAAAGGCGGAAAAGTGAAGCTCAACGAAGCTGTTACCGGAGACAGCATCAAGCGCATGATTGACGAGATCGGGCGACTGTTCGGCGCGAAAGCATCGGCAGAAGGCGCAAATTTCGGTGAGATCATGAACTCAGCGGAAAATGCCGTTGATGTTCTCGACATCGAAATCAATTCCCCCGGCGGCAGCGTCTTTGACGGTTACACAATTTATCAAGAAATCAAATCCCTTCGTGATCGTGGAGTGACTGTTAATGTTACCATCACCGGCATGGCTGCGTCAATGGCATCGGTGATTGCAATGGCTGCTGATAAAATCTCTATGGTCAAACACGGTCGCATGATGATCCATGATGCATCCAGCGGAGCAGTCGGAAATGCAGAATCACTTCGCAAGACCGCTGATCTTTTGGAAGCGATCAGTGAGGACATCGCCGTAATTTACAGTGACCGCACCGGAATGGATAAGGAAGAAGTTCGCGAAATGATGATGCGGGAAACATGGATGAACGCACGCGAGGCCCTAGCCAACGGCTTTGTAGATGAGGTGCTGGGTCAGCAAGTTGACATTCGCCAAGCATCGGCGGAATCTTCGCATATGAGCTTTCTTAATCGCCTCACAAATCCATCTTCCGCAGAGTCCATCGAGCGCATCGCCGCACTTGAAGCAGACATTACCGCGCAGGCCGCAGAATTTCAATCCCGGCTCGACACCGCTGAGCTAGCACTTCAAGAAGCTGCCGAGATCACTGCCCAGAACATCGAGCTTCGTATCAAAGCCGAGTTGGTTCCAGTTTTGGAAGCCAAGATCACTGAGCTTGAAGCAGCGAGCGCAATCAATGCTGAGAAGATTGACACCGCAGCCGCGCAAAAGCTGGCAGCAATGGGACACGGCGAGCCGCTGGATCTAGGCACCAACGCAATCCAACCTAAAAATCATCTTGAAACCTTCCAATCACTTACAGGCAAAGAGCGCAGCGAATACTACGCCGCGCACTCTGCTGAAATCCGTTTACAACTCTCCAAATAACTAAATCAAATGGCTACCATTTCATTCAACGATACAATCTTTGCCGAAGAAGCCCTAAAAGCCTTCACTGCAAAGCTCGCCCCGCTTCGTGCATTCTCGAAATCACTCGATAATCTTACTGCCCGCAAAGGTGATGCGATTCTTGTGCCTTTCATCTCTGCACTTACGGCTACCACTTTCAATGCCTCAACTGCCAACTACCAAACCAGTGGCGGCGCAGTTACGCATAACACGGTTAACCTGAATCAGCACAACATTGTCAGCTTCGACATTACTGACCTGCAAAATGCCAACAGCTCTGCTGCTCGTTTCGACGAGATCGCAGCTCAAGCCGGTCGTGCATTGGGTCAGAAGGTTTTGGAAAACGTATGGAAGCTGATCACCACCACCAACTTCGGTGCTGCATCGGTTACGACTTCCGAAGCCAACTACGGACTTGAAGAACTAATTTCACTTCGTGCTGTTCTTGCTGGTCGCAACGTAGATGTTGATCCGGGTGTTTGCTCTTTCATCCACAACACCGTTGTCGGTGCTGCACTTCTTGGAAACACCAACGTGCTTCAAGCCTACGCAATCGGCGACAACAATGCAGCACGTCAAGGCACGCTCGGCCAGCTTGTCGGTTTCGGAACCTATGAAACCAACATCCTGCCGACCGCTTCCACTTCGCTGGTTGCATTCGTAGCTCACCCAGATGCAATCATGGTTGCAATGCGCTATCTTGAGCCGCTCGTAACTGGCGAGTATTTCGCTGCCGAGCGTGTCACTAACGATTCCGGCATGGTGATGGGCTATCGCCGCAGCTACGATCAGGCATCCGGCATCATGTATGGTGCTTTCGAGTGCCTTTACGGAACCGCTACCGGCCTGACCCTCGGTCTTGCATTCGGCACCAAACCATAATCTCAGCAGGTTGTGTCTCAGCCGTCAGCCTCGAAAGGGGCTGGCGGTTTTTTGGTGGGAAAAAGGTCTTTACAGGTGGGTGGGCATTGCCTAGGTTCACAGCATGTCGAGGCCGAAAGCATTCAACACATGGACACCCGAGCAGCAGGAGGCTTGGAGGGAAAAGAATCGGGAATATTTCCGTAAGTATTACGAAGCCAACTGTGAGAAGGTCACGGAGCATAACCGCAAGTGGGCAGCGGCTAACCCTGAGAAGCGCGCGGAGAGAAATCGCAAGCGCGCGGAGAGAAATCGCAAGTATCGCGCGGCAAAACGTGAGAAGATTGCGGAGATGCAACGCAAATATCAAGCAGCCAACCCTGAGAAGATTGCGGAGTATCGCCGCAAGTATCGCGCAGCCAACCCTGAGAAGTTTGCGGAGTATCGCCGCAAGTATGAAGCAGCCAACGGTAATAAGATCGCGGAGAGACAACGCAAGCGTTACGAAGCCAACGATGAGAAGATTAAGGAGACAAAACGCAAGCGTTACGAAGCCAACCCTGAAAAGTTTGCGGAGATGCAACGCAAGTATCGCGCAGCCAACCCTGAGAAGATTGCGGAGTATCGCCGCAAGTATGAAGAAGCCAACCGTGATAAAATTTTAGAGCAAAACCGCAAGTATTACGAAGCCAACGCTGAGAAGATTGCGGAGAAAGCCCGCAAGTATTACGAAACCGCCCGCCAGCAGGCCGCCGCAGACCAGTTCTTCGTGATGGCCGGAGCCGCACAACAGATTTCCAAAGCAATAGGAAAACCAAAACAGAAAACAACATGACAACAACACTGATAAACCAACAGGCACAAATCGACGCATTCATCACTCACTTCCGCCGTGGCGTGGAGGAGTGGATCACCGCAGGGGAAATCCTCGTCCAGATGGTCGAGCAAGACCCCTACGTTTACGACTACATCATCCAGCAATGCCCGCAGATCAACGCTGGCATCCTCGGACGGTTCGAGCAGATGGGGCGCAAGACGCTACACCCGCAGCTCCTGCTGACTGCCTCGCCGGGCTTCGCCAAGCTCCAGAAACTGCCCTTCTCTCTGCAAGAGCGATACATCGAGGAGCCGGTGCCGGTGATCGTCCACACTGCTGACGGCACGGACGTTCTGCTGGTCAAGGCCAAGGACATGACCAAGGAGCAGGCCGCGCAGGTCTTTGCACCTGGACGTATCCGCACCGAGGGCGAGCAGAAAGCGTTCCTTGTGCAGCAGGCATCCCACCGCGCCAGCGACAAGAAGGAAGCCGTGGACAGGCCGTGGAAGATTCGCGGACACCGAGCAATCATCAACGGCGTGGAGTTCACCCGCAAGGAGCTTTACGCAATCCTGAGCCAGATGGAATGATTCCCCTTGCAAGCTCCCCCCCGCTTGCATTACATCGCCCCAAGAAATTATGAAAAAGAAATTGAGCTTGTGCGTCATCACCGGCAACGCCGAGAACTACATAACCCGCTTCCTCGATCATTTCGAGCCAGTAGCTGACGAGATCATCGTGGTGCGAGCGTGCGGCAACCAAGAGCCAGACGGCACGCTGGACATCGCCAAAGCTCGCGGCTGCGTCATTGGCGAGTATTTCAACACCCACGACTGGCCGCACGTCGATGACTTCGGTGCAGCCCGCAACGCAGCCCTCGACCTTGCGACCGGCGACTGGCTGATGTGGGCGGACACCGACGATGTGATCACGCAGGATTCCATTTCACAGATCCGCCGGTTACTTGATGACATCGACGTGAAGGATGTTGACGGGGTGCTTATGCGCTACGTTGTGCCAGAAGATAACATAATCAACTGGCGGGAGCGGATCTGGCGCAAAGGATCAGCAAGGTGGGAGAATCCGGTGCATGAATGCCTCAAATTTAATGATGGAACGAAACACATGCAATTCGATGGCGCCGAGATTGTCCATGCCAGCGAAAAACGCAGCGCATCTAGGGATGAGCGCAACCTCCGCATTCTCGAATCCATACCTAAAGAGGAGCGAACAATCAGCCAACGATTCCACACGTTCCAATCTCTGATTGCGCTGGATCGTAATGCCGAAGCCATTACCGAAGCCTTGGAATTTGTGCAAACAGATGGAGTCGGCAAAAACGAGCTTTATGAGGCGTATTTTCAATTAGCTAGGCTAACTGGTGACGAAGCCGTAAAAATGCAGATGCTCACGCAAGCACTCGTGACCGATCCGAGCCGCCGCGAAGCATACGGCGAGCTGGGGCTTGCTAATACTATTTGTGACCCGTTAGCAGCACTAGGCTGGACTGAGGCCATGCTGGGGCTTTCTATGCCTCACAATCCGCCTTGGAACCTTCGTCGGCCATATTACGGCGCACTGGGTATCGGGCTGCGAGGAATGGCTCTCAGGGTCAACGAAAGGCGTGCAGAGGCAGATGCGCTAGAAACTAACCACTTCATTCGTGCGGGAGCTAAAATCAGCCTCCTGCACGCAACCAGAGGCCGACCAGCGCAAGCGTGGCGTTGTCGAATGAACTGGCTCCGCAGCGCAGCCAATCCTGACGCGGTGGAGCATATCTTTGCCATAGACGAGGATGATTACGCCAGCTTCGCCCTGGCAAACGCTCGCTGCGTAATCAATCCCGGTGCCGGCCCAGTGGCAGCCTGGAACGAGGCGGCAAAGTTTTCCAAGGGCGAGATCCTCATCCAACTCAGTGACGACTGGCAGCCGCCGATGCACTGGGACAAACTCATACTGGCTGCGATTGGCGACACGTCGAAGCCTGCGGTGCTTGCAGTCAGCGATGGCCATCGCGAGGACAACCTGCTCTGCATGGCGATCCTGACCCGCGCCCGCTATAAGGCGCAGGGATACCTCTTCGAACCTGCGTTTTTCAGCATGTTCAGCGACAATCACTTTACCGACCGCGCCTACGCAGACGGCGTGGTGATCGAGGCGAAGGAGATCGTGATCGAACACCTTCACCCTGCGTTCGGAAAAGCCGAGATGGATGAGACATACGCCCGCAGCAACGCGCCGGCTAACTACGAGGCAGGGCTGGCGACCTACGAAAAACTCAAGCCATGAGTCACAAAGGCGACTGGCACCGGCTGGGCGATGCACCGGCATACCGCAACAACTACGACGCAATTTTTAGAAAAAACAAAAGCAATGATCCTATCCATACTGA